AGTTGACAATATAGTCTTTAGATAAATCTCCTCTATATTGAAGCTTATCAAGGGGTATGAAGCCGACTCTAGTTGAGATTTCATCAAATATCTTTTGAATATCATATATTGGCTCTAAACCCACAAAAAGGAATGGTCCAAAATTACTAATGGAGAATTCCTTTAAATTATCGTCTTCCCTAGGAAAATTTTTAGCATCATCAAATTCAGGCATAGATTTAAACTTTCCATCTAAATAAAACTTTCTACCATGATACATACATTTTAAGTCAGTCAAATTACATCGATCATTCACTATTATATTTGCTCTGTGAGTACAAACATTAGTTAAGCATTTAAAATTTTCCTCTTCATCTTTTACTAGAACTAATGGTTCCTCTATGTAGTCTTTCATAAACTCAAATGGGTAAACGTTTGAATTTACAGGTAGAACAGATTTATGTTCAATAAATTGCCATGATTTGTAGAAAACTTTATCCTTTAGTTCATTAAATACTTTGCTTGATTTATAAAAATCTGAGGGAAGAGTCTCTGCAACTTTGATGTTTTTATCTACATTAATTCTGCTCATTTATACATAGTTAAAAGAATACTAAATTCTTTAATTTATAGTTTTTTACTAAATATACATATTAGATTTATTCAATATTAGAATAAATTTTATGGAAAGAAGAAAATTTTTACAGCAAACATCAGCAGCAGCTTCTTTAACGGCAATTGGCGGATTAACATTACCATCTTTTACTACAAACGAATAAAATCTATTGGCAATTAATGCAAATGTACCACTAATAGACATATATCCGTTTGAATTGCTTACTGAAACTGAAACAGCACTTGTAGTACGTTTAGATTTGTCAGTAAGATTAAATGTAACAGAGCTCGGTGCACTTCTAGGAATTATCTTAAAAGTTTGCGAACTTGTTGATGTTGTTAATATTATCATATTATAAATAATAAATATATAATAAATTGTTTGCATAAAAAAAGGGATACATAAAGTACCCCTCTTTTAAATTCACAAAGTATATCTAATTATTAAGAATTAGTTCCTACTGTTACTGTTACAGTCGCACTACTCATTCCAGCATAAGGGTCAGCAGCAGTTGGACTAGCAACAAAATTAGCAGGTAAAGTTTCCATAGCAGATAAAGTAAGTGTATAACCACTTAAATCTCCCATAGCAGCACCAGTTACTATTGTACCACCAGATACATCAGCTCCATGCTCTCTACCCATTAAAAATACATTTCCATTATAATCTTCAACAGCTACATGAGGTCTTCCAAAAGCAATAAGTTTTAATTCTTTATTATCTTCTTTTGTTAATTTATGTAATGTTAAGTTTAATGTTTGTTCAAAGAAAGTTGTACCATTTTCTCTTGACGAGGTGATGTTTTGCTCAAATGATGAATTTCCTTTTACTTCATATTTAAATGCAGTAAATGTTCCACTCATATCTGTAATCTCATCATTAGTAAGTGTTATTGTGCCTAAATCACCAAAATCTGTGAAATAGACAGCTCTAATACCACCAACTACGTCTTTACATGGTTCTTTTCTTCCTAATGTTAAATCACAAGCCATAATATTTTATTTTTTAATAAAAAAAGGCAGGTAGAATACACCACCTACCCTTCTTATGTTATACAATTATTTAATTATTAAGCTAATGTTAATAATACTAAATCTGAACCGATTCCATACTGAATACCAGATGTAAATCTCATAACAACTCTTACGTTTTGAGAACCATCTAAGTCAGCCATATCTAATACTTTTACTTCATTATGGTCAGCAATTAATCCTGTACCAAAGTATAAGTTAGATTTTTGTCCAGCAACAGCATGGTCAGAAGGCATACCTGGTGTATAAACAACTTCGATACCTTCAAAAGATATTGAGGCATTGCTGTTATACCATTGGTTTCCTTTATTATCATAACCTTGAGCTCCTAGTCCGTTAGCACCATATCCTCCTAAGTGTCTGATATACGCTTGGTATGCAACTGGTGGAACGAAGATTTTTAAATCCTCTTTTCCGTAAACTGCATTTGGAATTGCATCAACAACATTACTTAATAAAGTAACGATGTTAGATGAAGTAAATGAAGTTTCAGAACCATTAGCAGCATCGTTTACATCAGAATCAGCAGCCATTAAAACTGTAAATCCGTCAAACTCACCAGCGTTTCCGTTAACACCTCCCCAGATATTAGATTCAGTTTTCTCAGCAACTAATCCAGCAACGTGCCCGATTAAGAAGTCAGAGAATTTTGGAGGTAGGTTGTCATATACTGAGTAGCCCATTTGAACTGCTTCCCAGTCGCTTCTAAAGTCTTTTTTACATAACTCAAGGTTCACTTGGAACTCTTCAGGTTGTAAAACTCTTTCAGTCAATGTAACAGTTGCAGTATCAGTAAAATCACAAGTAGCATCTTTGATTACGTTAGAATCAGTTGCAACTTTTTTGATTACCTCTTTGAACTTTACATTAGGTTTAATCTCGATGTTACCTCTATTTAAAGTATCACCAGATAGTAATGCAGCAGAAATATACTTACCAGCAAATTCCCCAGCATAAGTAGTAGTAATTGAAGTGGTTGTAGCCATTTTTTAATCTATTTAATTATTAATGTTATAAATTGAGTTTAATACTCTATCTTTAGTAGTATATGCTCTATTCTGTGCATATAATATTTTCTTTAGTGGTTCACTCTCAGAACCTTGATTGATTGGTTTTGCAGCAGGTTCTTTAGAAAGCTCTTCTATTTGTTTACTCATAGAAACTTTTTCTTTATCGTAACCTAACTTCATTTCGTCAATCTTATCCATAATTGATTTGATTTTCATATCAAATTCTTCTTTTGAAACGTACTTATCTTCGTCCATTTCAATTTCTTCAGAAACTTCCTCTACAGGAGCTTCTTCTTCTAATTTTTCAGCTTCAACCTCATCAGAAGAAAGTTCTTCTGCAACTACTTCTTCTTGACAAGCAAGTTCTGTAAGTTCCTTAGACATTTCTTCTACTTCAGTAAGCTGCTCAGAAAGCTGAACTTCTTCTTCTTTAAGCTCAACTTCTTTAACGTCATCTTTTTTAATTAGAGATAGTTTCTCCATGATGTCGTTTAGAATTGATGTAGCTTTTTGTTTTTCCATAAATTAAGTATTATAAAATTAATTTTACTATTAAAGTAATTAAATGAAAAAAGGTTGTTAGATTTTTAGTTTGCTGCTATACAAGCTGTACAGTCATCGTATAGAGTTGCAGAGTTATATTCTAAACCAACTTCAGTTGTTGTTCTTAATACAGTATAACATCCGTTATGATGTGCGTTTGCCATAGCCAAGTAATAAACATTACCTACAACTAAACTTATTGTATCTGACCAAACATTATGTTTATGTCCGTCTGAACAAAACTCAACTCTATACATATTAGTTTTTGCAGCTTCTGCGGTTATTCTCCCAATACCTTGAGACCTAAGAGTGCCATCACAACATTTTCTTGAATAAGTTTTGCCATCTTTACATAAACAACCTCTTCTCTTGCCTCTTGGCACAGCTCTACCTAATGTTTCATTTGTTTTCATTTCTTAGAGCTTTTAGGATGTTTAGTTGGCAATAAATCATAGTCAGTTGTATATTTAGCATTTTGTGGTCTTCCATTTCTTACCAAATACATAAAAGCGTTAACTCTGGCGTGTGCCCATTGTGAAGCTGATTTTACATTAGGTGAGTGGCTTGTATTGAAAGCACCAAGTCCCCTTTGAAATACTGATGCCAACATACCTACAGTTATACCATAACCTAATTTTTCTTTATATCTTTTATTAAAGTCATCTGCTTTTTTTTGTAATGCTTCTCTATCTTTTGCAGAAACCTTAGCTCCTTTTTTACCTGAAGCATCTCCTTTAGCTGTTCCTTCTCCTTTAGGATTAGGATTAGGTGTATCAGATTTAGGTGCTTTAGGACTTTTTCTTACTCCTCCTCTTGGTCCAACTTCTGCTAAGAAATGTTCTGCACAAGGCATATACCAAGTTTTACCTTCTAGTTCGTGTTCATGTATTCCATCACAATCTAAATCCTTTGACATTTTCTCAGCCATTTCTTTTGAGGAATATGCAAGTCTATCATTTATAATTGCATGGTCTTTATCAACAACCATTGATGCCATTTTTAATTCACCAAGTTCTCTTAGTTTACCTCTTGACCAGTTTAATCCTGCTTTACCACCCCATAATAGATATGAGATAGTTCCACACGCTTTAGTGTCATTAGCATCGTAATAAGTTTCTGCTCTACTTAAATATGAATACATTCTTTTTATAGTGCCAACAGATAGCTTCTCCCCTCTAGCTAATTGTTGAGCTCTAACTTTTCCTACAGAAGTAGCGCATTTATTATTTACTTTTTTATTTAGTTCAATACCTCTTTTAGCATTATTTCTAACACCACTTCCATAATCGCTGTATGTTTGCAATTCATATTTATTATCTAGTATTGAATTGGCAATCTCTAATAATATTTCTCTTGCTTCTTCTTCATCTTCTATATCATTTATAGCAGACATTTGTAGTTTATCTGTAAAATATCCTTCAATAGAAAATCCTTTTACCAATCCAGTTTTTACATATTTATCCCATACTTCATCATTATTTACTTTCATAGAAACCATCCAAGTTCCTACAGGTAAATCCATATCATACTTTCTTGACTTATCATGTACTTCATCTTCTATAATCCAAGATTCAACTACAGATAATCCATGCAATTCAGCTTGATGCTCTAATGTAGATTTATTTTGATTACCTCTCATTAAAAATAATTGAGATGCTTTTCTTACAGTATCTTTTGAGAAATATATATAATATTCATCTTCACCATCTTTTCTATATATGTTTTTGTCTGGCACTAATGCAGCACCCATTAATATTCTTTTCTCTTCATCTACTTGTGCAAGTTTAACTTCATGCTGTTTTGATAAAGCGATAAAGTTCTCTTCTATTGCAGGTTGGTCCACAATAGATATGGCTTCTATGCCAGATAATAATTGTTCTTCATCTATTAATAATTCTACTATTTTCATATTGAATCTATTTTTATAATTAATCTATTTGTGCATTGTTTGTAATATTTCTGTCAAGCTCTTGAGCTGATGATATTTCTTTACTAACAACAAATGCTTTTATTGGTCTTCCTGTAATACCTGCTAATCCAGCAGCTAATTGTGATGCTCCTCCTGTTCCTACAACATTAAAGTCTGGTGCTTCTACTGTTGTTGGCGTTCCTGTTTGTCCGCCACCACCGCCACCTGCTCCTGCTGGAGTTTGAACTTTTCTTATAGCAGCTACATTTGCTAAACCTTGAGCAATAGCTGCTGCTGCCGCAATAGCTGCTCTAACTGGTGCATCAGGTGTTGGTAATTCAAATTGACTTTGATATGCTTTCTGTGCTGCGGCATAAGTTGATATTAAAGTTGCTGCAATAGCTAATGTTTTACCTGTTCCTGTTTCTTTACCAGCTAATTGACTTAATGCCATTAAAGCATTTCCTGTGTCTTGATATGCTTGTATTTTAGATTCAGATTCTATTTCTGCTAGTTTTATAGAATCCTTAGATGCTTTTCTCTGTCTTTTATCATTTTCTTTTAATGTGTTTGCTCTTATTTTTAGTCCATCAAGAGCTGTTTCAGCAATAGTATCTAATTCTTTTTCAGCCATTATTTGTACACCTGTTTTTCTGTCAAATAATGTTTCGTCTGTTACTACGTCTCTAAATGATTTAAGAGAGTTTACTGCATCAACAACATCTGCTTCAAATCCTGTAACGTCTAATGTATTAAATGAAGCAAGTAATTTATCAATGTTTTCTTGTACTTCTTTTGTGGTTTCTTTTCTTTTTTCTAATGATTTTTCCTCTATTATATTTTGATAATTATAATCTTTTCTAATAGTAAGTTTTGCTTTAACTTTGTCCCAGAAAGTTAGATTTTCTCCAACTTCCTCATTTTCCATTTCAATAAGTTTAGTATATTCTTTTTGTACTAAAGATAATAATGCCTGAGCTTTTGCTTTTTGCTTTATAACTTCTATATATTGTTTTATTTTTATATTAGATTCTTCTGTTAATTTACCTTCTTCATCTAATTCTAAGTTTAGTTTTTGATGACTTCTATTCAATTCATCAAGAGCTTGTTTTTTCTCAAAAGTTGATTGTGTTGAAGAATTTAACACATTTGTTAAGGCTTCTATTTTTCCTACTTGTTCTCCTGCTGCATTAGCTGCATCTTCATATGCTTTTTTTAAGTCCTTAACTCTTTGTGTAGTTCCAGTAAGCATATCCCATAATTTAGGACCAAATGAAATTAGGAGTTGTACAATAATTAAAAACCCTCCAGTTCCTAATAATGACTTTCCTAACTCTTTGAAAGATGCAATAGCACTTCCGTTTGTTTCAATAAAACTTGACATTAAAGTAACAACCTGAGATAAGTTGTTGGCAATAGCTGTAAAACCAAAAGAAGCATCTGAAGCTAAACGACCTGTTTCTAGTAATATAGCGTTATTTAATCCAGACTGAGCTCTACCTTTTTTTTGGGTTTCAATTAACTTAGCTTGAGCACCCTCCATTTGATTAATACTTTTTACTACTTTATTAGCACTAATATCAACTCCTTTAGTTTGTAAATCTACTTGTATTAATATTTTTTTACTTGCCATGTCTCAATCGTTTTAATTGTTCTTTCATTTCTTTATAATTACCAACAGCAGAATATTTGCCTTTGGCAATTTCAATTAACTCATCTTCTCCGTACCAATCAGAAGCATTTAACAAGTCTATTATATTTCTAATCATCTGTTAATTTATTTAAAAGTTCTAAATTACTAACCTCAGTATTAAAGTTTGTCTCTATAGAATTAATACGAAAGGTCTTATCTTGTATCACAAGCTCATCGTTTAATCTATAGTTTGCCAAAATATCTGTAGATAAATATGCTTTAAGTTTAAACAATCTTTTTTTCTCATTAAATATTCCGTTTATATAAGTAGCATAAAACTTTTTAAATAATGAATTAGTTGTTCCACCATAATTAGTTAAGTTCCATTCATCTATTTCATCATCAAAATTAATTGTAAATGCAGCAGCAGTTGAAGTTGTTGCATCTTCGTTTGTATTTGATGGTCTATAGTATTGTGTTATTTCTGTAGGTGGAGAATCTGAAATCCATTTAATACCAGAACCTGCGGTCAATCCTGTTTCTTGAATTGCATAAAATATTAATGGTTTTGTCAATACAGGTTCGTAATTACCAGTATTAGGAGTTACGTCTGTATTAGATGTAAATTCTCCTGCAGCAGAATATCCCCATAATATATCAGTCAAATATGCTGTGTCTGCAGAATCATAAGGACTGCTTGATGTTTCATTCTTATCAAACAATCTTTCAAATTTCATATGTTCAAAAGGTACTTCAACTTCATATGGAGTTCCTCTATCTATGTTTTGTGGTCTAACTTCTTCATCGCCAAATATGTCATTAAATTGTTCTTGATGATTTATAGAAAGTAAAGTGCTTGGTTCTTGATAACTAAAATCTATTTCATTATATTCAAAAGCTCTGTCTATTTGTAATCTTGATGTATCAACAAACTTAGTTATATCCCATTCTCCTTCTGATGGATTATTTACTCTATCAGCATAAAAATTATCTAAAGTATCTACTTTTATTTTACCAAAATCAGTATCGCCTACATCATCAACATAATAAGCAGTTAAGTTAAACATTTTAAACAGTCCTGATAAAAAGTCTATAACTTTTAACTTTGGCACATTCTGAGTAATAATAATTTCACTTACTGTAGATATTGAATTGCCTGTTCCATTAATATTATAAATAGCATCTTCCTGTCCTGATATTGTTCCATTTGTTATAATAAATTTTGTTAGCTCTATTTGTGGTGTAAACGATATTGCTGTATTTGATTCAATAATCCATTTAATTTGATAGTTTACAGGATTAAAACTTTGCACTAATTCAAAAGTAAGTGTTCTGCTAGAACCTGCGGTCATAGTTGATTCTTTCAATGTTGTACCACTTACATAATCAATTGCTTTCATTTTAAATGGAATACTTGTGTTTCCTCCAGTAGTAGTTACAGTTAATGTAGCTTCATAACTTGCATTTGCATTTTCTACTGTTACAGACCAAGTATCTCCACTTACTGCAAATCCTAAGTCTCCAGAAGAATATCCCCAATCACCACATATTCTACTTAATACTTCCTCTTGATTTTCATCACCACCTATAGGTCCTTTGTTTCTACTTAGCCATAAATATAAATTAGAAAATGCACTTCCTGATGTTGTATTAAAAAAATCTCTAGTAAATACAATATTTGAAGGATAACCATTTGTTGTTGTATATTTATCTTCAATAGCTTCAATAATTGTCATACATTTTACAGCAGGTTTTAAATCATCAAAATCCAATCCGATATTGTTCCCAGTAGTATTATAATACAAATTTCCGCTATATTCTGGAGTTGATTGTGCTGAATCATAATAAAATCTTTTAGTGTGTGATATTAAAGGATATATTATTTTTCCTGAAGATAATCCACTTTGTAATCCTGTTTTGACATTTGAGCTATTATAATCATGTGTATAATCATCTAGCTCAGGTAAATCACTAAGCTCATCATCACCAAGTAAATCTTTTAAGTTTATAAGATTGCCATAAAAAATAACTGTATATGAATAAGGTTTATTATCTCTTAGTTTTACATTCTCTAATGATATTTTACCTCTTTTAAATGGATTAAAGTCCATTTCCATAATAGCATCTTTTCTTGTTCTAGCATCAAAACCATTATCTATTTCATATTTATACCAATGTTGAAATACCTTATTGTTTTCTCTTGAAGCTGGAACTGTAAATGTTTCACTAAAATCAGTAAATACTTTTCCTATATCTTTTACGTCTTGAATCTTTGATGTTAAATTTATTGTTTCATCATCAAACATATCAATCCTACGATATACCCCATCGTTGTCTTTTATATATAAAACTATTTTTT